CCTGTGCTGTAAGTATTGACAGCAGAGTATATTGGAATGAATACGTCTGAGTTCCCTTGTAAAGCTGCTATCTGTGAAAACAGAGTAGCGATATCTCCAGTGTTTATTACTATTTGGGCAGTGTTGGCCAGTAGGTCAGCGTTAGCAGATACTGCCGTATCAAAATCTGTCTGGTTCTGCGGTACAGCCAGTAAATTAGCTATACTGATCGTGACGTTACCTGTTTGCCCATTTACGGATAATACGGCACCTGGGTAAGTAATTACACCCCAGTCAGATGCATCGGTTGGGGGAGAATCGTTGTTAAGCTTTACATAGATATTACTGGGATCATCAAGTTGTATTACGATATCCCCAGTCTGCGCTGACAGGGCAAACCGTGCCGGCTCATCTGCTACTACAAAAGAGTTGTTGCTGTAGATATTCTGTATGTAGCTCGGAGAAATAAAACCATCGGCACCTAATGGTACATACCCATCAGGTTGTCCTTTCTCGGAAACCAGTTGATAATCTGACAGGTCTTCCGTTGTAATTTCTGCCCAGGCCTGCCCGGATATTGTAGTATCCAAACCTAACCGGTAGTCTTTTCCGTTTGAGACTACATGACATCTCATATAAGATCTCCTGCGCCATTCTTCTATGGCATCCCGAGCTGTAAGATCCGCTACAGTGATATAACTAACACTGATGTCAGGTTCTACAACAACGGCAAATGGAGATATTCCTGATCCGCCTCTACTTAAGGTATCTATTACAGCTTGACTCATGTTACAGTTATGTCAACCGGCCCAATAGCCGGGTTAGTTGATCTATACACATTATAATTCTCAACGTATCCACTTGCGTTTGTAAAGGATATCACTTGAGGAGCTTCGAATCCACCTGGAAAACCACCGGCTTCGAAATTAGCATTACCCAGTGCACTCCTGTGAGCATACCAGGCATATTCACCTACTCCAGCATTGGATGTAAAATTTCTACCTCTACCCGATTGTAAAGCTTTGGTCAGATTATTTCTAATCCACGTAGAATCAAGTAATCCCGGTATTGCAGCATCTCCCCAAAAAACTCCATTGTAGAATACAAGGCTTGTGTTTCTGGTCTTTACGGTGGTTCCATCATTGACCTGCAGTGTCCAGGCAAAAGAATCTCCAGGAGCTGAACCGGTAATAATAGGACTTGGTACTGCAGTTACATTTCTTGTTGCAGTTGTAAGTCCTGTAATAGCTGTGATGTTGTCTCCGGTTATTTGCTGAGTTACAGGATTCTTGTTTAGCGTCCACGAGAAGGGGAGCGATGATACCGCTCCACCTATCTCATAGACTGACTGTGACAGACCAAAAGAATTAATGACTATTTCTACATAAAGTAGATCATCCAGCAATTCCTGCAAGTTAGCATAACCTGGATTGGTAACGCTTATGTCACTTGCCGCAATGGGAAGACTTGCACCTGGTCCTGGAGGGCCCGGAGGTCCTTGTGGTCCTTGAGGTCCTGGAACACCAGCTATCCGCTCTATGATATATTTTTTAACGTTTTCGCAATCCATTGTCTTATAATAATGTAGGAATTAATCCTTGTCCCCCTGTATTGTATGAAACACTCCAAGCAGCGTCTATAATGATCTGAAGGTCTGCTCCTACACTTTGTACCTGAAATACTTCCCATTCACCATTTAGTAAACCGTTGTCTACTATCCTTATGAATTGGCCTACAGATAAAAATGCTCCTGCAACATTCTCCAGAAGTATTTGAGTATAAGCTCCTGTATTAAATGGTGGAAGTGCTGGTTCTTGCACTCCGATAAGAGGAGCAGCAAAGTATATAGTCTCATAAGTAAGATTACAAACTATGTCAACCCATTCATTGAGTGTCTGATCATAATACCTATCCCCTGCTTGTAGTAACTGCCACGTAGAGCCATCATAATACCTGATGTCATCTCCGGCGCAAACGGACCTCCATTGAACTCCGTCAAAAACCCGGTAATCTTTTATTCCATCTGCTACAGCATCTTGCGGAACTACCGGTAATCCAAGTTTGGACACACCTCCCTGCGTATTTATGTTCAATGTAGTAATATCCGGTGCTGCTAAATCAGCATCAGCATCCGGATCATTAATAACAAGCAGTTCATTATTAAGATACTGCGCTATGTATATTTTCTTGTTAGCCCCTAGCTGAACAGCTCCCTGATAGGTTGCTGTCGAAGTTACAGTAACTTCACTGTATCCCAGATAGTTATAAGCATATAGCCTTAACTTGGCTATCACGTTAGTTCCGGCCGTACCATAATAGCTTACGTAGATGTTTCTGGAATTCGGTGAGAAATCTACACCTATCGGATCGTTATACGGTAAGGTCTCCTTGTGCTCTGTCAGGATGTTTCCTGTCTGATTATTGAATGCCCACAGCCAGAAATTATCAGTACCTGCAAATCCTGATGCCATTACCAGAAATTTCCCATCAGGTGATGCCTTCAACTGGCCAAACCGGTTACTACCAAGCCAGGTAAATGTTGTAGCTTTGTCAAAAGGGCCGGTAATACCAGTATTGTCAAGTTTCCAGATACGTATCAGATTGTTGCCACGCATCTTTGTAATGATCCAATGATATGTGCCATCATGGCCAAGCGCTGCAGTGAGCACTTCATTATACCCGATTATTCCTGAAAAAGTATCCAGTGTAGTCAGTGTTCCCAGTACATCTGTTTCAGGATTATAAACCCTGTAACGGATTTCTCCAGCTGTAGAAGATGACCAGTTATCTACAAAAAACATGTAGTAAGTACTTCCGGTACCTATTTGTCTGACAATGGTTACAGCTTGCATAGACATACTGCTGCCCATACCAGATATAAAACTGGCTTTTATCGTACCATTTGCCCTGTATAGTCTGTTACCATCAGTATAAAACAATAGTTCACCGGTCACCGGATCAGATATAGTATCGCATCCTTCTCTCTGGTCAAAACCAGTTGCAGGCATAGCGAGTACTGTAGGAGGATCAGTATCAAAGCTGATCCTTGCATCGTCTCCGAATATCCAGTTATATGATCGTTTTCTACTCATGCTCCAGGTAACCAAACATCTCCTTCAAATATAGTTCCTCCCGGGGTACTAGGTCCTGTAAATACTTGTACAGTCCTGCCATCAGCTCCAGCTGGTCCTGCTGGCCCAGTTGCTCCTGCAGGACCTGTAGGTCCTTGAGGTCCAGTTGGACCAGTTGCACCTGTTACGCCTTGAGGTCCTCTCCAGATTCCATTGTCGTACCAGCTTGTGCCGTCATACGCGATACTGTGTCCAACCATAGATCCTGCCAACGGAGCAGGTAAACCCTGGTTTGACCTTGAATCTGCAAAGACACTCGCAGCGTAGGGGTCTTGTGGTGTCCAAGCTCCTCCTTCGACTGCAATGACTTTTGCTTCATCGAGTGTGATATCATCTTCTATATGTATTAATGCTTTTCCGGTATCTCCATCCAAACCGGGATCTCCTTGTGGTCCGGCAGCACCGGTTAAATTAACATCCCATGTAGCATAGGTGCCTGTACCTGTATTACTTGAAGAGTTTAATTGCAAATCTCCGGTAAGATCATCATAGCTAATTACAAGACCGGTAAAAAAGTTACTACCGTCAAAAGCTACAATAACTTCTTGTCCTGGACTGTAAGCAAGACCTGTTTCTACAACAAGAGATACTACTGTAGGATGTGATATTGGTATTGCAACACTTGTTACAGAGGTAGTTGCATAACGATCACCTTCGGGTCCCTCAGGTCCAGCAGGTCCATCAGGGCCGACAGGTCCGAGGATGTTTCCGACGACGCTCCAGACTCCTCCTGCTTTTTGATATACATCTCCGTCAGGGGGAGCAATTTTAGTAGAGGTAATTCGTAGATAAAAATCCCCGTTGGATCCAAGTCCTGCCGAAGGGATTCCAGATCCGGTAAACCAAACTGCTCCATTTGCTCCAGCAGGACCCGTGGGACCTGTAGCACCTTGTATACCTTGAATTCCTTGAGGGCCTGCAGGTCCCAACCACTGTCCCCAATCATACCAGACTCCTGGAGACTCATAGGCAACCACGTGTCCTGACATGTCTCCAGTAATACCGGCTGGTACGTTAGTATCTGCTCTTGTATCAGCTTCCACATAGACGGTATAGTATTCGTTATTGTTAACGAGGTAATCTCCCTGAGTAGTCTGAATTGCGGAAATAGCAGCCTCATCAAATCCCGAAGAAATTAATATGGTACGGTAGGGATTACCCTGTACACCGGGATCCCCATCATTACCATCATTTCCTGCAGCTCCTGTTGCACCGGTAGGTCCGGTAGGTCCCTGAGGCCCGGGAGGGCCGGCAGGACCTTGACCACCAACTACAATGTTGTTTGCTACACCGGAAAGGGGATTCGCAATGGGATAATCTTGAATATCAGCACAGTCTCGCAAGGCAATATAGATCTTCTCCAGCTCTTTATCTGTGAGTGTTTGCCGTTGCTCTTGTTGCTGGAGAACCCTGATATAGGCAATAATCGTTTTTCCTTGTATATAGAGTTCAGTACAAGGTTCCCTGTAGCGTTCAAGTTGCGCTATTTCGTATCCCAGTTCTCCCAGCTTTACCTGGGCCTGGTACAGAATGCTTTGTTTTTGAGCTGCTGTAAACATTGACTCAGGTTTTAACAGACACTGCAGTCTACATTAGAACACAGGTCTGCGAGATAACGTAAGATATAATCTGACTCTGCCCACTTCTCCTGGTAGGAATTTACAAGCGCAGACTGGAACAGGGTTTCAGCCTGGATCCATTGCTTGCATATGTCGTACCCATCACACTTTTTACAACATTGATCTGTGTAATCACTCAGAATCTTAGCGACGCATGCCTCAGCCCTGCAGTACACAACATCATTGTAATCTGTAAGATAGATACTGTCATTGTCTTCTTCTTCCAGTAGATTTTCTACTACTTCCCAATCTAACGGAGTTGCTCCGGGCTGGGATCCGGTACTACCTTGTAACGCTTTGTAGTATGCCTGGTAAGTAGAGTCGTACACTACATCTCCAGTAGTATACGCTACAGCTACATCCCATACCGGTACTCCAAATATCTTGTAGTAGTAATACCCATCGATTGTCTGGGCAATGTCCCAGGAAGTTACATTCAGTGGATCATCATTATTGATCGTCAAGGGCACATCTTCAGGATCGTCTTCATCCGGAGAAACCCATTTCCATCCCATAAGGAATAAGGCAAGATCAGCTCTGTCAGGATTGGGCGTACCATATCCTCCAACATTGTCGACTGCGTCGTAATTTCCTGTTTGGTCTGTTATAGTAACTGTACCGCAATCAGCGGTTGTAGCAGTTCTGCAGATATTAAGTTCGAGTGCCATATTCTGTAAAGTAAAAAAGGGGCATGAAGCCCCCTTTCGTTTCTTTTGAACTAATCAGATGGGGCGAAACCCCTCGGTTGATACTATTAGGTACCAAAGACCGTGTCGAGGTAAGTTTCTACCGCACCACCGTTCTCGGCAGCAATCACGAGATTTCCTACGTGATGTGCATTTTCGTTGGCATAAGCCATGGACAGCGTACCATTTCTGTACCGGATGAACCACTGATCCCACTCCTGGGAAGAATCGTCATCAGCTGATACAAAGCTGGTCGGCTTTCCGTAATCCTCGACGAACGGGTAGTTCTTCGTGGTCCAGCCTGCAAAAGTCTGGGTTTCTTCTTCCAGGAATCTCATCTGCCATGCAGCACCAGATCCCAGTGCCCATGCCTGAAGTACCGTGTATGTTGCACCTGCAAGATCTTCTCCAGCGCTCAGGTTGAAATGAACATCTTCAGTTTCAGCAGTAACCTGGATACCGATTTCAGTGGTACCATCCACATAAGTGATGTCACCCCATGTTGCAATGGTGGTACCGGTTGCCAGGGTGGTCTGGGTTGCACCTTTCCAGGCTCTGTCCAAACGGATCACTGTTGCAGATACAGCTTCTTCAACACGGAACAGATGGCCAAGGATGGCAATGTATTCTCCACCGGTATAACCGTGAGCTCCTGAAATCGTTGCAATGTTGCTATCCTGAGCAATCGTCAGGGTTAAAGCTCCATTTGCAGCCTGGGTAGCAATGTCCACGATCACTGTTGCATGTGCAAAGTTCTCGTCTTCATTCTGCTCAAGGTCATATTCACCGTTGAAATCTCTGGCAAGTGCACTGGCGATTTGGAAAATCGTAGTAGCATCGAGCGTTTTTACCGCACGAGCTTCCTGCACAGGGAAAGGCTGGTTTGCCGGTGTGAGATCACGTGCAGCAAACACGAACTCCTGTTCCTGTCCGGCCACAAGCGTGAGGTTCAGACTGCCCGCCGTACCATTATAGCCCAAGGCTATTTGTTGTAATACGGGTGCAGAATACGGGGTCTTGACTGCACTTGATGCTGCAAGTCCTCCTGTTCCCCATGTGAACATGGTTGACATTTTGACCTGACCGTCAAGGATCTGCGCAACCCGATATTGATCACCGGCATTCAATGCAACGGTAATGATAGCACCGGTTTCATCATATATGCCGAGAGTACCGTTAGTACCGGTACCATCGTGTGCAGCTCCTGCAAGCAGGTCAAGTGTGGTGTAACCATCAGTGTTGGCGTCATTCGAGCCATAAGCCGCGAAAAACCCCTGGGCGTTAAACCCGCTGAGGTTCCGGCTGTAACGTCTGTACTTTGAATTAGGCATTGTTCAGAATATTTTGATTTCCAATTATACTGTCTTCCTCCATAGTCTTGTATGCAGGATTTTCCAGAATTCTCTTTAAATAGGTTACGCAGCCGTCTACTATAATTCTTGGAGCATTAGCTGCGAGTTCACAAGACTGATCTAAATCTAAAGAAATCTGTCTGGGCCTCCTAACATAGTCGATACTTAGGGAGGTTACTATATAGCTTTTATCCTGATATACCCTTAAATATCCCCTATCCAGTGAGCTCACGGGTTCTCTTTTACGTGTTTTGTAGAAGACATTCTTGTTGAGCTCGTACAGTTCATCACCTTCAGTAAGCCTGTTTTCTATTTCTATATTAGCTCTTCCTGATATGTCAAGTACAGCGTCATCATCGTACTGGGCATAATTGTACGGTTCTACAAGTACAGTAGTAGTTACATCCGGACTGGAGTCTGGTTTTACCATACTGATTGTAAAACTTACTGTAGTCGCCGAGTCTGTGAGTATGATGAAACTACCTGGATAGTAAAGTTCTCTGTATCTTTCCCAGTAGAACTCATATCCCTCGAAAGTAGTCTCAAGGATGTTTCTGATAATGGTGTAGTCTCCTTCTTCCCCGGGCTGATTTTGTAGCACTTCAGGGGCGGTATAGATTTCAGTATCACCGGCACCTTCATTGACTGTTATTTTCAGGTTCTTGAAATACGGTCCTGTATCTGAAGTAGACTTTGGAAAAGGCAATACTGCACGTCTCTCGGTTACTACTTCTGTCGGTATGATTCCAAGATCTAAACACAGCCCGGGATCCGTAGAATACGTAGCCAGGGATCTGTCGTTGATCAGGTGCAGGTAATCACTGGGCAAAACACCGTAAACCATGTTAGCGGCGTATGCGTACTCACCTGCAACAGGTACATACACAGGAATCTGTTTGTTCTTTACAACAATGTTCTTCACGTAATCTAGCCTGAGCTGTTTGTCCTGGAAGTCTTTGTTGAAGAGTTTTTCAATCAACCTGTCCTGTTCCCTGTTAAGATGTAGATCAATCTCAGCAGGTAGGAAAATATCCTGCTGAAACCCATCTACTTTTTGTAAGGCCTGGAGCACCTCAAGGTGCATCTCAAAGGCTGTGTTTAGTCTTGGCATGTTATGCTTCCGGCATTTCGTTTATCCACGGGCCCTTATCTATACCCGGATTGTCAATGATGTTCATACCATTATCATCCTGCCGGGCTTTAGGCTCGGGTGTAGGAGCGTAGAATGGTTGCTTTTCATCTTTATCCGGATTGTAGGTAGCGCATACGTTGAACTCCTGAAAGAGAAGGCATCTCTTGCCATCCTCAAAGGTCATCTCGATAGCGCTGGGCTGGTTCATCAGAACATACTGTCCCGTTTTGATATTCTCTACTTTGGGACCTGTCTTAAGAACTTTCAACCACCTGTCACTTACGTCTTCAGGCAGTAGAAGTCCCGACTTGGTTTTTGCATCTGTATGCAATTCACACAGAAGAAAATTCATGAATGGCTGGAATCCTTTCAGTTTCATGATTCTTCTCCTTTCTCATCATCGTCAACCTCGAAGTCAGCCAGACTGGTGTCTTCACTGAACTCAGCTATTGCTGCTTCAGGTTCTTCGTTTGATGGTTTGCTTTTAGTAGCTGGAGCTGACTTCTTTTTGGAAGTAGTCTTCTTGGTCTCTTCTTGTTTGTCTTGAGAGATCGTTGCTGGTATGATAGATTTCTTACCCTCTTTCCTCCTGGACTCTTCCAACTCAGCCTGGTAGTAATTCACCTGCTTTGCGTTAGCCTTGTCCTTAAAGAACAGTACAGTTTCTTTCAGGTTGTTGCCGAGTACATTCCCGGACTCCCTGTCGAGTATTCTGCGTGATACCCTTTCAAGTATACCGTGACTGATCAGTTGATAGATATCATACTTGATCTGCATGTCGCGGTCTTTGCAGATATTGATGAACCTGTCAAGCTTTTGCTCGTTGATCACATCAGCCTGGCTCGGATCACTGGTAGCCTGGCGTTTGAGTTCAAGATTCATCTCATCTGGACTCAGTGCACGAGTATCGATATTCAGAAGAGTAAGAACCATGTCTACCTTCTGAGGATCTTTGCGTACCTGCAGGTAGTATTCCTGAGCCTGATCTTCTACTTTGAGCATCTTGGATGCTGTCAAAGTTTGCTCATCCTGGTCTAGCACATAAAACTTTTTGTGCTGGTAACGCTCAGCTTCTTCCCGGTTCTTACCAACTTGTGGATGCTTGAGCGCATGCTTGTACCTGATGAAGTCTTCAATCTTGACAGGCAGGTTATCCTGGGATAACGGTGCTTTGTCATCTTCAAGGCTGACGATCAGTTTTCTGCCTTCTGCCGGCACGTGTGTATTGATCTGATTGAAGAACTTGTTGACTTCTTCCCTGTATTCACGTTCTCCGGGCTTGTAGCCCACAAGATGAGGTAACAGGATCTCTTCTTCTTTGGGAGAAAGACCCGATTCAGGAATTTTACCAATGATCCTTGGGTAGGGCCCGATAGACCTGTAGGTCATATCGAAGTACTCCCGTACCTGGGGATCTTGGTTAGCCTCTTCAGCAAAGCTGTATTGGCGGTGGATTTCTACAGTTTTAAACGGCATGATCTGTTTGTTTTGTTATGAATTGATTGAGAAAGTCTTTGAGGTTAAGAGTGGATGTCTTCACCGGAGTCTTGCGAACACCCTCATAGTAGATTTGATCGTCGATCTTTAATACCAAGTATGAGTTGTCCATTCCGCTTTCCATTAAAGAATCTCCGTGTATTGCTTTGAGTAATTCCATTGCTTGGTCAGAAAGCTTACCCATCCCTAATTCATAGTAAAAGTTCTGGATACGCTTTCCAACCATCAATGAAGCAAAAGCAAGAGGTATGTCCATGTAGGCAAGTTACGCAAAAAGGGCCCTATAAGTCAAGGGCCCTCCTGCTACAAAACAAACTAAAGCCTGCAAACATCCACCTTGCAGTTATCTTACAGAGTCACCAGACCTGCGATAGACTCGAGGTGCAGACTGGTATTACCCCTACGCATCTGAACTCCACCGACCATAAGTCTGTGATAGGAGCTCTTGTCAACGTCTGTGGTAATCAGACTCAGGTTTCCTGAATTGAGGTTTCCGGCTCCTTGCAGGATTCGGTACTGACGTGGCAGTGGTGACATGCCCGGAACGACTCCGTGCAGGAACCTACGACCTTTCTCAGTAACTACCTGAAGGTTAGGCTCACCTTCATAGGTACCATCATCGATGAAAACCATCCGGTAAGATTCCAGCGGATATCCCGTTTCCGGGTGCAGGGGTGATTTCAGGGCCCTACGACCGTAATCAAATACCGGATTGTGCTTTACTTTGATGTAGTACCCGTCAATGTGGTACATTGCATCGAAGAAGCCCATGGACACCAGGTTGTAGTTGGTGCCGCCAACGAATTTTTCGGCGATGTTTCCACCACCCCCCTGGAGCAAGAGCTGGGTGATACCAGCAGACTTCATCGCAGCGTCAAACTCACGCATACCACCACGGCCGGTGTAGAGCGTAATGCTCATACCGTCAGTGTCAGACTGGCCAAACAGTGCGTTGGCAACAGTGTTCTGCAGGTAATTGTAAGTGAGACTGGTGTAGGTGCTGTAATTGTTCACCTGCTCAAGCAGGCCAGCACCGGTCGGGATTACTTTTCCTGTCAGGATGTCCTGCAGATCGATGGTACCATTGGCTTTCCGGTTGTACCGGCTGTACCAGAACATGTGCTCACACTCTTCCAACCAGGCACGCTCGAACTGATAGTGTTCGAAGTCCATCCAGAGGTCCATGTTCTTTTTGCCTTCATGGCTAATCTTGATCGGCATGACTTTGTTGGCAGCATTGCCGGCCCATTGGTGTGAGAGCCTGATGATGCTCATCTGGTTTTTGAATTTACCAGGAGCTACACGCTTGAATGCAGTACCGCGAGATTCGGATTCTGCATTGAAGGTGTTGAGTTCAACCCACTTTGTCCCCGCTACCATCTCGGACAATGGCACGACGGTCTTGTCGGTTACAGCGTTAAGCTGCAAACGATAACGCCATCCCTCGGATACCTTCGTAGGTGCTTCGAGGATATATGCCTGAACTCCCAGGGGAGATTCAATCATATAGTGCTGCTTGGCCCAGTTGTCCGTGAAAGTCAGGTAAAAATCCTGACCGCCCAGTCCGGCATTGGTGTCCGAATTGCTTGCTGCAAGCACAATGGCTTTGTTCAACCGGGACATTACCGGATACGTGTACTGAATGTCGTTCAGCTCTTTTACCTTCGCATTGTTCTTTTTGAACCCTGAAGGTGTGACGACATCACCCATTGTTGACATTGTCAACGGGAAAGATCTTGTACTGTCACCAAGAAGCCAAGTAAGCTTCATGGACAGCTCATCAGGTTTGCCATAACGCTGATGATAAAAGTTCTGCTCGTCCAGCAGATCCTTACCATCAAAAATGTCCTGGTGAACCTGGAATCGGAATTTGTTACTTCTACTGTTCATAGTATATTAATGTATTGACTTTTAGGTCGTGTATTCATCCATTGTTGGAAGTGTCTTCTTGGTTTCCCTCTGTTCTTCTTCTTTTTGCTTGATACGCTGGCTTTCTTTTTTAGCCCGCACTCTCAAACGTTTTGCAGATTCCGTAGTAGCTCTCCTTTCAACAACAGCGTTCAGGTCTCCACCTTTGAACCCAAAGTATAATTGCTGTAGAGCTTCTTCAAGATTGTTCTGAGCAAGGGGTATGGCTACCATGTAACCGTTACCATCGGGTACCCTGTGAATATTGCTCAGTGCGTATGCAAAGAACTCATCACGCTCACCTTTGGGAATTTCGAACTTGCCGACTTTACCACCTTCAGTAAACTGTCGTACAACACCGGTAAATGCAAGATCCTGCTGTTTCTGCCTTCTGGATTTCTCCTTCTGTTCCTTGATTACCCTCTCCTCACTTTCCTTCTGGGCTTTTATCTTGGACTCCAGGATTTTCTTGGCAGCGTCATAGACACCGCCTTCACTGTCTTCATCGTCTTCAACAGCTAGTTGAGCTTTTTTCTCACTCAGGCCTTTGTCCTTTGTATAATAATCCATGAGGATTTTCTTGGCCTGTTCCGGATTGTCTTCCTTGAGTTCGATTTTACTGTAATCAACTCCGGCACTGGTTTTCAGAAGATCTTCTACCGATCCTCCTGCAGCTTCGTGCTCTAACATCTTGAAAGACCTTGGAAAGTTCTGCTTAAGATAAGCAAGCTGATCGGCCATTACGTTTTCGACAAGAGCTTTTTCACGGATTGCAATTCCTTCAGGACCCAAAGGATCTACACCTTCCGGGTATTCTACTTCAACTTCAACACCCGTCATAGACTCCACTTCCTCAAAGAACTTATTGGCTTCTGCCAATTCTTCATCTGATTCTTCTTCCTCCTCGTCTTCCTTCTTGGATTCTTTCTTCTCAGGCTTCTTCTTAGCTTCGGGTTTCTTCTCCTCTTCCTCCTGTTCTTCCTCTTTTTCCTGCTCGTCTTCCGCCTTTTTCACAGGTTTTTCTTCCTGCTCTTCTTCCTGTTCTTCTTCCTCAGATGTTTCGGTGGATGCCGTGTCTTCTTCCATAGTTTCAAGAAGACTGTCTTCGGTAAACTCGTCCATTGTAGGAAGAGCTTCTTCTGTTTGTTTTGCCATGATGCTAATATTTAGAATTTTAGATATAAGTACAAAGAATCACACTGTTCACTCCGCACAGTTAGTTTCTAGGATGTTTTAGACCTACCACTCTTACCCGTGGATGGGGTAGTTTTGGTATCATAGCGGTTCTTATTTTCCTTTGCTATTTTGTACTGAGTGTCAGCTTTGTATTTTTCCATCTTAAGTTTTTTCTCCTGCAGACGTGCTTCCTGGTTCTGCTTTTTCTCTTCCAGTTCCAGTTTTTTACGCTCAAGTGCTTTCTTATCTACAAGTTCTTCCCGTTTCATCAATGTCTCCTCTACAGCTACAGGGTCCAGAGTATCTCCGGGCTGATCTGTATCTGCCAGATCGTACTGACCTTTAATATGCTCTACTTCTTTTCTGTGCTCCCACTCATTGTTCTGCAGCATCAGGTCAATCTCCGCTTCCATTTGCTTATAAGCTTGCTGTCTTTCTATGTTAGCAGCTTCAGCTTCCTGTTTAGAAAGCTCAAGTTGTTGCTGCATGGCAGCTTCTTCCTTTTCAGCTTTCCTGAGTATCTGCTTGAGCTTGCTTACATTACGTGCCTGTACAATCTCAGCAAGTACGGATGGTTTGTTGGATTGAGAAGCTATGCTCTGCAGATTTTGCTTAAGCATGTTAAGATTATTGAGTTCTTCAGTAGAATCAGTGACATAGACATCAAAATCAGTCTCTATGTACTTGATAGGATCTACTGTCATCATCATGGCCTTCATATCATCATTCATACTGATGTACTTCCGGCCGAGATTATCTCTGAACTTAGAAATGTCAAGCAAACCTTTACGCTCACGGCGAAGATACTCGTCAAAACTCTTGAACATGCGCTCAGATATAACACTTGACTGGTACCTGGCAGCATCAATCCCGGAAGCGGTCTCACTAGCTTGTGTTTGTCCTTTACGCTGCGGTGAAAAGCCCATAAGAGTGTCGAGTTCTACACGGATCCAGTCCATGATCTTAATCAGGTTCTGGATGTGCTCGAATAAACTCATGTCAAGCACCTGATATTGGTTCCATGACCGGTCGACTCCTTTCTGAAACCTGTCTAACAGGGCAAAACCATGGGCTTCAGACCAGTAAAAGAACTTCTCCTCATCCCAGCCCTTAGTATTAGGTATGGTACCACGGTCAAGCAGGGCTATTTTGCCTTTTGACTTGGCAATTGTCAGTTCCAGCCTGTAATGCATGATGATATACAGGATCTGATAAGGCATTGAGAGTTCTACAATAGATGTGTTTCTTGAATGCGTGTCAGAAAACCGGAATCCGTTATAAGGGCCCTTGCAATAACTGAAGTTATTAACTGTAGACCTCTGATACGGTACCGGCCGAATCCTGAAGTAGTTGTAAATCTTGTCATCAGTACCTTCTGCAGGGTTAGCAGCAATGTTCGGGGAGTCGAGTCTGTATCCTTCCCACCACTCGGTGATCCAAATCCATTCAACAGACTCTCCCCTTGACTTATCGGGCTTGTAAGACTCATCGACTTCAATGACTTGTTCCTCTCCAAGTTCATCCTTGAAGGTCAAGAAGCCTATTCTCTTGTAATACTTCCAGGTTACATGGTACAGGACGAGTTTTGTACGTCTCAGGTCTTCTTCACGCCGATAGCTGTTCCCGAACAAAGTATTGAAGTAAGTAGAAGTAAAAGGCATTGTAGCATCCTGTGACTCGATATCATCGATATCATCAGAATCTATCTCATCGTAGAACTTTGCAACTACGTCTGAAGGTAATACATACTGTCTTCGCACGGCCCAGGCACCATCTTCTACAAATCTCTCGTCCGGTGACTTATCAAAGTCAATATCCAGGGGACTTACCCTCTCGTACACAGGGTCTCCATGCTCTATTCCTTTGTAAGAGAAACATTCTCCGGCGATTATGTAGTCTTTCCATTGCCTGGCGAACTCACTGTCCAGTTCAAGCTCTTCATTCATGCGATCAAGCTCTTCCTGACCCCATACAGCACGTTCATCTTTGTAATTTCCCAACTCTTTTGCCTGTATCTCTGCCGGCGGTTCTACTTTCTGACTGGGAATACCAGTCTGTTCCCCACCTCCATTTTCGTTTATTGCGTTTATGAAGAGCTGGCTGACTGCTTCAAGGATCTTCTTGTAGATCTCCTGCTCGAGATGGTTGAGTGTGTCTTCATTTTTGACTACAACAGTGTAATTTTTAGGTCGTTTGTCAAATTCTCCCAGGTATAGATCAACGTTCGGCCGGATGATGTTGTATGGACGGATACGTGCTGGAAAGTTGGAGTGTTCTTTTTTGCTGCTGTTGAGGGGATTGGTAACGTAGTGGAAGTATTCTTCAGGAATGATGTTGTTGTAGGCATCGTATAAAACGTACAGGTCCCGGTAATTACCGACATTTGATGTGTACTGATCCTGAAAGTAAGTACACTCAATAAAATAGTCTATGACATCCTTAGTGTGCTCAAAGTTATTACCGGTTTTCTTGTTCCATCCTACTTTGAGCAATGGTTTTCCACCTGTATAGGGTTTACGCTTATGCTCTTCCCTTTGAATTGGTGCTGGTACCGCCATGGTTCTCTAGTTTACTTCTACTACTTCATTAACAAAGTTACGAGTAGAAGTGAGAACTGCACGATAATGCTAACCAGGCCTCTCTACCTTAGTTTACACGTGGCTTTACTCCCTGATATCTGCTACTTCTTCCATCCAATCAGTATAAGGATCATCCTTATCTGGATATTCAGGATCCTGGTCTTCTGCCATACCTACTACTGCAACGGGTAGGTTAAAAGAACTGTCATAATGTTGACTGTCAGCAAAGAAATCCCTGTCCCAGAAGCTGTTAGAGCTTCTTTCATACGCCATTACACGCTCTTCTACCTTCTCCTTAATCATGAAAGGAGTAAGTCTGGCTGCAGACACCCGGTCAAAGTTGCCCTGATCGTTATGCTTGATCAATTCTCGCAACAGACCTTCGTCATAAACCCTGTGAAGATTGAGAACAGTACCTTCTTCTGATATGGAACGTTCTTGCAGAAGCCATTCAGCCAGATATGTATGTGCTAACGGTACCCGGTCATTAGGCATTTTCATGAAATAGCTCCGGCTTGCCTCTTTTCTCGGGTTATCCTGTGTAAATATGAGATGTGGTTCCTTTTCCAGTCTGTGTAGTAACCTTTTTGCTTTAGCGTAATCATACACGCCCTTTCCTCCTCCTGAGATCTCAGATTGGATCGTAGCATTGTAATATTCGGCCAACAGGAAGAGGTTTTTATAGAAGATGTCGAGTGTCTTCGGTCTTCCGACATACCAGCCGACGAAGAGGTCGTCTTCTGTAGGTGATACGTTGTTGATTGACTTGTAAACGTAAGCGGCCCCGACAGAGTCGCTGTATTCGGACTGGTCAAGGTAGTAAGCGTCCAGTAAGATGTAGTAGAGTCCGTCCGGGACGATTCCCATCTGGTCTTTGTAGGGAGTTTCGAGTATTGTGATACAACCATCTTTATCATCTACGTCATTCAGTGGCCATTCTACCAGGGGCCGGGCTTTTGGATTGATCCGGAACTTGGCTTTTCCATCAATATCTCTGTAGAGATCTCCATGTTTCAAAAATCCCTGGATGGCTTTATCTGTCTGAACATGCAATAACTGCCGTTGCAGCTCAGCTACCGGGAAGATGTTCTGTCGGGCCCTAATAAGAGCTTCCTGCGGGGATATGGGATATTCAGCAATGTACTTATCTTCTGCCTGTGGTTTGGATTTACGTATCTTGGCACGTTCAGCTTTCTGGAATTCCCAGGCTTCATCTTCCAGGTAATTTCCGTTACTATCCATGAACCTGTCCATGGCATGCGTAACCGGAAAGAAGTATCCACAGCTTTGATCAGCCATGTTCTCATCCCAGATATTCTTGAAAGCGTAGAAGTTATACGTTTCCGGATCACTGAAAATACGTTCCAGACCTTCTATACCTTTTCCGTCTTCACCGCCTGTACCCCAAACGACAATCTGACCGGTCGCAACCCCTCCTTGCTCAACAAGTGGTCTTGTGGTTGTGACTGCAGATTCTAGATCAGGGAAGGATCCACCTTCTTCGAAGTATACCTTTCCTTTAGACCCGGTTCTAGCACCCCGCACTTTTCTAGGGTTGTCAATAATCCTACCGATGATCTCAGACTTATGCCCTTTCTCCTCGCCTTTACTGTCAAGCCAACTGGCTCGCTTATGAAGGTCTTGATTTTTGACTTGTCGAAGATGTCTATAAGCTCGTTCAGTGTTTTGATTGAGATACTCGAGGTGGTCCCAGCACTTAGTAAGTACGCCATCCTTTGTAAGATATCCTCTATCGAATGCAAAGAAGAAAGATTTAGATCCCGGATACAGAGTGTAATCGCGTGTAGCCATGGCAGAAGCGATTTCAGAGAATCCGGATCCACGCGGTTTGAGTATAATAAAGTGCTTGCCGGCGTCCTCAGCTTTTTCCAGTGCGTGAAAGAACTCATAGTGGACCTGCCAGAATCGGGGAAAGCTGAGTATTTTCTTCGAAGCTCGTGCATGAGGGTTTTCAACGATCTCGAGCTGCTTAAAGTTGAGGAACCAGTAATGATACCCTGTAATTCGTGTACCGCCGACGGAGTATCCATATTTACACCGTTTATCCTGTTCATTCCAGAAGTCATCGTAATCTTTGGACTGATAGGGGGCCTTGCAATACACACCATGCTTTAGTTTGTATTGAGCAGCTTCCGAAAACAGTATGGTATTCGTGAACATTAGTAGTAATGTATTGGAAGACCCTTACTATCAGTTTTAAGTTTCTGCAGATCTTTCATAAGCGGTGTAGTCAGTTTACACAGACACATTCTTATAAAAGAAACTCCTGAGACTCTTATCAGTGTGTAAGACACGTTGTAACTTTTCAGGATCGATATTACTTGGTTGATACTCACGTAACTTTTCAAGTGTACCGGCTTTGGTCTGCCGGGATCTTTTCTTTTTCCGCATCCTGTGCATGCCATTGATTACTCTACTCCTGTTGTGCGTGTCCTAAGTCTTTTAATTCCCAGGTACAGCAAGTTTGTAATAGGTCCAGCCATGATATAGACCAGAGCTCCTATTCCTTCTATATCTTTTTCGAAGATGCTGTTGTAAATTATCACAGTCTCATCGTCAAAGATAATAACCAGGGGTACTACCATCAAGGTGACAAGCATGTCGTCATAGTTATCGTCAAACCACTTCTTGAAGGTAAACTTTTTCCTGGTACCGTTGCGCTTGTTCTCCTCTTGTATGGCATTCCTTTCCATACTCCAGATTATGACATAGTAAAATACTGCACCATAAACTGCCAGGAAGAACTCATGTTCGAATATATGTATTAAAGTATCCATCAAACCAGTAACTACTTACCGGTGGATGTCAAAACATCAGAGCCCTTAGGAACATACAGAACGCGATCAGTATACCGTAGGCTATCGCCATGAATATAATAATCACGTACCGGTATCTTTCCTTGATCATTGCTCGGACATATGACTTTTCTCTTTAGTTGTTTCTTCTGATGTAGCTTGAATATGAACTCACTCTTGAACCTGTGATCATACGTCGGACAGGGTGGTTGAAAACACCGAGTCTGTGTAAATATAATAAAAACTACAGATAATACAATCCAGTAGTTCTTTCCTACAAAGAGGTAGTATTTACTATCCGGAGATTTCAGCACAGCTCCCAAAGACCAGTATGGATCTTTAAACAGTATCCTGACTATTTTCTGTTTCTTGAACAGTTTATAATACATCCGCACAAGCCAGTATTTAATCTTCTTCATCTGGATCTGATAAATCTATAAACATCATCCTGTAACTTCTTAGCGGAGGTTCCGGAGTACTTGGATTGTCGAATTCTTCTATCTCTTCCGGAGTAGGCCTGTGAGCATTCTTAAACATCACATCCTCCATTTTGTTCCATAGAGCATTTCCTTCAAGGTGTGCGTACTCCGGGTACTGTTTCTTAAATTCTGTAACTGTCATTATCCCAGTCTTCCTATTGAGTGTTCACCACGCGCTGTGGTTTCTTCAGATTCATCCTTCATTACCTGTGCTTCCAGGTCATTCATCTTCTTGATCAGGTCGGGCAGGTCTTTGATATGATCTTTTACCATCTTGGCAATTTCCAGCGCCTCTTTAGTATCGTACTTCGGCTTTATTTTAGTTTCACCGTTGTTATCTACATATTCAATTGTTTCGCTGGGATCTACGTTGTTTAAGAATTTCCGTATCCTGTCAATTGATTGCCTGGCAGTAAGCAACTGTTTGACAGGGCGTGAATAACGTAGCTTCTTGAACTTCTCGATTGCATGGTACATCTCATCACTGAACTTGTAGTTCAATGGAAGCCCGGCAGAGAGTAGAGACTGTTCATGACGTTCATCCACATCCATACCCTCATGACTGCTGCTCCAGTCGAACATGAAGTAAATGTACTTGAATTCTTTCAGTACCCTCTTGCGGGCCTTACCTGCAGCGTCCCCCTTATCCTTGTTATAAGCAGGAGTAAGCATGGTAGAGAAAGGCTCCATCTTCCTGCACTCTTCAGATATTATGACGTTACCGTCGTTATCTATGTCAATCAGTTTTACCCTTGCCATATTTCTCCAGTACTTTTTTGTAGTTCTTTGCTTTCTGTCTCTTGAGCTGACTGGTAAAGAAGTGTTTCTGTATAGGATCCAGGCCTTTCATAAAGCTCAGGACTTGTACTGACTTGTGCTTTGCCCTGAAAGTTCCGAAGTAGGGCCAGCGCACACCGTTGAACTCATTGTTTGACATGACATGAGCAGTGAACTTACTCTGTCCATTGTTGATCACGTCTTTTATAGTTGAGATAGGTAATCCCATCTCCAGGGCCAGGTCTTCCATCAGAACATCATTAATCGTCTTCTCAGGTTTCGTGTTCTTCTTTGCCATTCGGATATATTCTGATTGAACTTTGCGCATCAAAGATCCGGGTATAGCGGTAGTTGCCATACCTATCATAGTACGTTTTGATATTGAGAAACCAGGGAAGGTTAACAAAGGCCTGCAGGCTTACACAGTACCCACTTTCGGGCAGTAAGGCCGGCATGGTCTTTAATTCAATCCCCTTGTATGATCTTGATTGTCGCGTCATCTCTTAATATTTTGTGGAGCCTGTTGTCTTTGGTCAGCAGTTTCTTCTTCTTGAGGGTGCTGATCATGTTGTGCAGACTCTGTTCCTTAACACTGAACGCTATCCGTAGTTTTTTACGTATTTCCTGGTTAAGCTGTTCAGTATCATGCTCCCTGAAGAGCCTCTTGATATGGGCCAGTATGTGGGATTCTTTCTCAGTAATCCCTGTCGGGTTCTCTCTGCTCATGAATATTCCTGTAAGGGCCTTGATATACAGGATATCGTTCGGCGGTTTGAAGTTGTACAACGGCATTAGAATGTTATAGCTTTAAGTTTGTGTGCAATCTTTACCAGATCGTCTTCCATATCAGGTTTTTCCAGTATAGTATACTGCAAAGTCTTGAGTTGATCTCCTATTACAATGTAAAAGGATCCGTACTCTTCTACATAGAAAATACTACCATCAATATGATTCATCTTGACAGCATGCTCCCATTCATCTACAACAATCAGTCTTGACGGTATTTTGCGAGTAGCCCTATATTTTTTTACAGCGTTCTCGAGTTCAGACTGCAGTACCCGTTTCAGTACCTCCAAGTCTTCTTTTAAGTTAGTTTCATCATTAGAAAGATTACTTGGCAGCGGTGTCCAACTTCCACGGTAGATAAACCCATTACCATCACGGTCTACAGCAAGTTCCCTGGTACCTGATACCGGGGTAGTACCTATATTACTGTGAAAACTTCTACCTCTAAAAGGTGATACTAACGAATAAGTCTGTAGAGCTGAGAAATGACCATGGATAGTACACTTGTATGCAAGCTGAGAATTAGTACTCGAATTAGTACTCAGGTGAGCTTCAGTTGTTGTTAATGGATATTGAGCAGCATACCACATCTTGAGCTCCTGTTCTTCCTGGTACCTTTGCTCATCTGCAGTACTATTCAGTATAACAGTCTTATCGTCACTTACCCAGCTCATTTGCAAGATTCTCAAGTTCTTCCACTGACTTGTTTACTTTCATGTTAGACTTGGCTACTTCATTTTTAGCCTGTCGTTGTACAGAGTGCTCAATCCACTCAAGCCCGTAAGTGATCAGATACTCTATCATGCTGGCACACATGTCCTGTTTGATCTGTCCTTCTGATACCTTTTCAGTACTTTTCTCTGTTTTCAACTCTGTAGGGTATGCAAGATGATGTACAAGGTACCCTGAATTATGATCCTTGTTGTCAAACCTGACAAGGTTATTCCTGATCAGCGCCAGGTAGTAACACAGCGTATCCGGAGTAATCCCTGCTTTCTGAAACTGGGGTGAGTTATACTCACTCGGCTTCATCCCGGTTTCCTTCAGTTTAGCCTTCTTGAAGTCTATAGTGAAATCTACAGACTTCAGCCAAGGTGTACCGGGATCATCCTTTTCAGGAATCTTGAGATGCATATTGATCAGTCCTTTGTAGCGGGAGAGCGCTTGATGCAGTGTCTCTTCAGGCTTTAACACCTTGATAGGTACTGCTTTGGGTTTAACTCTTGATGAAGACATAGCCTTTAGTTTGTTAGTTCTTGCGTAAACATACGACATACCTACTCAAATGTCAAGTAGGGAA